GCGTATATCCTATCGTAGCCCTTGTTGATAATGGTATCGAAGACGTGTATATATATAGCGAAACAGGTATCTGTTCGGAAGGCCGTGACAAATTAGACCTCTTATTCGCGCCAGAAAAGCATATGGGTTGGATGAATATGTACAAAGCCGCGTACAGCCCTATTGGGGGCAGGGTGTATGGTTCAAAAGAAGAAGCGGAGAAAAATATAGGTTTCAACCAAGACTATATCACTACATGTAAAGTAGAATGGGAGGAATAATTATGAAAGTATCAGAACTTCAATTAGGCGACATCGTTAGTTGCCTCGAAGACCCTGTGAGGGTCGTGTCGCTAAGTATCAAAGATGATGAACCAATAGGAATAATGTCTCCTTTGAAGACGATAGAGACGTTCAGGGATGAGAATGTCAAGCCTGTGCCTCTAACGTCTAAAATCTTGTTGGCTAACGGATTTGAATTTGACGAAGAGGTAAAGCGCGGATATGTCCTATATCTCGACGAGGGTAAGACGTGGTATGTGGCGGTATCGCTCAGATATAATGACGAGCCACGTATGACCGAGATTAGTTTCGAGAGATGTGGAGTTGTAAAACCGATACAATACGTCCACGAGTTACAGCACGCTCTACGCTTGGTTGGACTGAATGATTTGGCGAAAAACCTTAAAGTTTAGAGTTGTGGAAAAATATGATTATATTGAGAATGTAAAGAATGACATCAAAACATATATCAAGGATAATGATATCGATGTCAATTCCGAAGATTTTGACGAGGAGGTGCTATGCGATGACTTGTGGTGCGAAGACTCTGTGACAGGCAACGCTTCAGGAAGTTACACATTCAGTTCTTGGGAAGCAGAAGAATATATCTGCCATAATCTCGACTTGTTAAAGGAGTGCTTTGACGAATTAGGATATGACAAAGACAGAATGTTTAACGCTGAATACTGTGATGTGTCGATACGGTGTTACTTGCTGCCTACATGTATAGCCGAGGTTGTAGAGGAGTTAAAACATGAAGAAAATGGCAAGGATAAAGATTATAACTAAATCAAGGAAAGGTATTGATATTATAACGCGCACGGAAAACATCGAGATAAAAAATATGGATAATCTCGATGGTGAAGTGCGAGCGTATAATACAAAATATTACGGTGAAGAACTCATCGAGTGTGGATTATACGATGACTTTAACATTAATTATTAATTTATTCAAACAATGGAGACAACAAAAACAAGAACAAGATGGACTATAGAGGAGATGATGTGCCTCTACACTCTCATTCAGGAAAGGAACGGAAAAGGACTTGATGATTTTCTTGAAAGCCATCCGCACAGGACGAGAGAGGCGGCAAGAAAACGTTACAACCTAATCAAGTCAGGAAAGATAAATGTTAATGAGCTTGATACAAACAAAACAGATGGCAATACCTTTACGTCACACACGACAGTAAATGTTACGTTACCTGACATGTCAGAGAAGAAACTCTTTGACATCGAGGATTATGAACCTTTCAGACCAAATGTATTTGTGAAGTTCTGGAGATTCATCAAAAGGATATTTGAACACGATGAATAGACAGGAGATTGAGGACGAGTCAATCAGATTGATGTCACTCCACAAAAACATGCTCTACACATGGGCTACAGGCTGCGGCAAGACAAAACAGGCGATAAACAAGATATCGTCACTCAGTCAGGGGAAGGTGTTGATATGTACCGCAGAGGTGGCGCATATCAACAACTGGCGGAGAGAGTTCCAGAAGTGGGGTTTCAACAAGCCTTTGGTTGAGGTTGAGGTTATTTGCTACGCCTCTCTTAAGAAGTACAAGAACACCTCTTGGGATGTGCTGGTTCTTGATGAGTGTCACCATATAGCGACAGACATAAGGGTTGACTGTCTTGAGACAATCAAGGCGGATTCGGTGATAGCCTTGAGCGCCACCGTAAACAACGAGACAAGGTACGCCTTGAAGGAATTGTTTGGTGACTTCTATGAGTTCAACATAACATTGAGACAGGCTATAGACTGGGATATACTGCCAAAACCTAGGATTAACGTTATACCTCTGCGCCTCAACCTTTCCGGTAACGACCAGACATATGTTGTCACCCGCGGAAACTCAAAGAAGCGCAGGAAGTTTATATGTGAGTCTAAAGACAGGTGGGAGTATATCAAAAACAAGACTAAGTATCCAGACCTTGAGTTGACGGTCAAATGCAGCGAGTGGACTAAATACGCCTATCTGTGCGAGAGGTTTGAGTATCTCAAGAAGAGGTATATAGCCACCAAGAATGAAGCCGTCAAGAATATGTGGCTTCACTGCGGGAGCGAGCGCAAACGTTTCCTTGCCGAGCGCAAGACTAAATACGCCAAGACGGTTATAGATAGATTTCTTAAGGATTACCGCCACATAGTCTTCTGCGGGGATATCTTACAGGCCGACACGCTTGGCGGAACCAACGCGATACACTCTAAGAAAGACACGCCGCAGTCGCTTATAGATGATTTCAACAAGGGAAAGACAAACTCCTTGTATGCTGTAGGTATGCTTTCAGAAGGTCAGAACCTGCCTGATATAGAGAAAGGCATGATTATACAGCTTGACGGCAACGAGAGGGGTTTCTGTCAAAAATTAGGGCGGGTTCTCCGTAGCGAGGAACCGGAGATATACATATTATATTTCAGGCAGACACGTGACGAGGAATACCTAAAGAAAGCCCTTGAGGGTATAGACAGGAAATACATAAACGAAATGGATTACGATGAGATATGTGATAGACATTGATTTGGCGAACAACAGAAACTACACCGAGGCTGAAGTCCTCGGTGTTATGTTTTTGACGGCCTGTAAGAGAGGGTATCAGGAGGAGTTCCTCTCGATGCAGTCGAAAGGAATGCTCGACATGTTTGGCAACCCCTCGGCAAACGCTGTCGAAGACGTGCAGAACATACTTTTAGACGCCGACTCTTACATCCCCAAGGAGGAGCGTCTCGACAGGCTGTACGAGGCTATGCGTGAGTATTTTCCTCACGGCTACAAAATGGCTCCATACGCCTGGAGGGGAAACCGCAAGGATGTGACGCTCAAGTTGAAGAAGTTCTTCAAGATGTACGGTAACAAATATACCGACGAGCAGATACTTGACGCCACACGGAGGTATGTCGAGTGCTTCAACGGGGACAACACGCACATGAGGATACTTAAATACTTCATACTCAAGGATAACGAGTCTGATTTGGCTACGGTTCTTGAGAATAAGGATGACAATTTGACCAATTTATTCGCGGAGATAAGATGACATACACAAACCAATCAATCAAGGCGAGGGTGGTTAGGGAAACCTATCACCTTATCGGCGGCACCACAAAATGTGAGTTAAAGATAGAATTGAGGCTCACACCGCGCCAATACAGGGAATATACCGTCTCTGGACGGTCCAACTGTAGAGAAGATGACACCTACATCGAATCTGTTGGCAAGAAGATAGCCAAGGCGAGGGCTGTAAACAAGGCTTACAGGAAGGCTTACAGACATGCCGTTGACTATCTAAAGAAGTGCATGATGTATAATGACGCGTACAATCGCTTTCATCACAAGGTGAGCGATGTCATTTACGGCAATCTTAGGTATATCGAGAGATTCAGGAATGATACAGAGGATACTAAAGAGTCTGAGGGACAGAAGGAATAACATCCTCAGCGGCAACGTCAACTGCATACCATCACCTTTTGTTAGGTTCCGCAATGACTTCCCCGGTATAGAGCAGGGCAGGTATTACCTCATATCGGCTTCTACCAAGGTCGGCAAGACACAACTTATGAACTATCTGTTCCTCTATAACTCCGTGTTGTACTCTTATTATCATCCGGACAAGGTGCATCTGCGCGTCCTGTATTATAACCTTGAGGAGACGCAGGAAGCCATAACACTCAGATTTATGTGCCACCTGTTGTATATACTCTCAGGCAAGACCATACGAAAAACACCTAACGACCTCAAGTCCGTGAGGGAGGACAAGGTTATAGACGAGAGTATTCTTGATATGTTCGAGAAGGAGCCGTACAAGTCAATTCTTGAATATTTCGAGAATACTGTAACCTTTCTGGACGATAAGAACCCGTATGGTATCTATAAACAGTCCAAGAAGTACGCTGAGAATAATGGTGTGACATATACAAAGAAGTTGCAGGTGAAGAACAATAGCGGAGAGGTTGTTGACGAGAGGGATGTATTTGATTACTATATACCTTATGACCCCAAGGAGTACGTAATGATTGTGATAGATCATATCAGCTTAAAGATTAGGCGTCCCAGTTAGTGATTTCTGGGATTATTAACGAGCAAAATCGGTGAAGGCTAAATCTTTTATATTACTTTGCAACCCCGATATATTTGACTAACTTTGGTCTATTAATAGATTATATTATGTCAAATTTAATAAGAGGTTCAAGGAAGTTTGCTTTATTACTAAAGCAAGAGTATGATTCAGGTTTATCAATAGCTTATCTGGATAAAAAAATATAATACGATTGTTATTATCACTTCAAAAAGTTTAATATACCTAAAAGAACACACAAGGAAAACTTGTTGGTTAAAGAAAGGTTAAGAATTGGAAGGTATAAATTAAATTGGACTTGCGATTCCATAACGAATGAGACGGAAGCCTATATCATAGGTTTTATGCTTTCGGACGGTTGGAATGGCAAACAAGCTGGTTTTAGACTTAAAGAAGATGATAAGTACATGGTGGAAAGAATAAAAAACTATTTTTCTGAAGAAATACATCTTAAATCCGAAGGAAAATCATTTGGATTTGTAATATCTTCAAACATAGTGTGCAGAAATCTTGAGAAATTAGGAGTTGTGCGAAATAAAACTTATAAGGAGTTATCAATACCTTGTATGCCACAAAATCTTTTAAGACATTTCATAAGGGGATATTTTGACGGAGACGGTTGCATTTTTGTATGTAATAATAAGAATAATAGATTTCTTAAAGGGAATATATGTTCTTCTACAATAAATATACTTAATGAAATACAAAAAATATTAGTGGATAATAATATCGAGTGCACAATAAATAAAGAGTTAAGAAAAGGTAAAATTATGAAAGTACCTAATGGAGAAGCTTTATGTAAGAATGATATGTATAGATTGTTTTTCAGAAAGAAAGAAAGTATATTGAATCTATTCCATTATATGTATGATGATTCTAATAAATATCTAAAAAGAAAATTCGATAAGTTTAATGATAATCTTGATATGCTAATATATAAAAGACATGCTAATACCGAGCTAACCGAATTGTAACAATTTTCGGCAGTGTAACGCATAGCGGCTGAAACTATAAATAGAATATAATGTCGCCACGAGTGTTCGTCATCCCAAGCGGATGAAAATATATGCTGAACTCTATGGAAATATAGAGAACTAAAGGATAAAAAACCTTTAGGATAACAAAATGTAATCTCTCCTGATGGTAAGCAAGATTTAAGGGAAGGTATAAACACTTTATCGAGTTATTTGATACAGCTTAGGAATAAATACAACTATATACCAGTTGTAGTACAACAGCAATCAACTGAGATTAGCAATCTTGAAGCGTTTAAGGCAAATAAAATACGTCCTACAGTAGCTAGCCTCTCGGATAGTAAATACACGGGAAAGGACGCAAACGTAATGCTTGGATTATCAAACCCTTACGCTTTTGAGATGAACTCCTATGCAGGTTATGACCTCACGAGGCTGAAAGGTAACGCGAGATTCCTTGAGGTTGTAATCAACAGGGACGGGGAAAGCAACGGAATGATAGGTCTGTATTTTGACGGAGCCGTAAACTATTACGAGGAGTTGCCTCCACCGCGCACACAGGAATACAATATCCTTGTGGAACGCGTGGTAAACAGGAGGAACGCCTTATTCTTATTGATTTCAAAAGTTAAACATTTGATACACAAACAAAATGATTGAATTACCAACAGAAAGAAAGAAAGTGGAGAACTATAATCCAAAGTTGATCATATTGTTCGGCTTGCCTAAAAGCGGCAAGTCAAGCATTGTGGCAAGTCTTGACAGCAACCTCATTATAGACCTTGAGGATGGATACCGCGCATTA